GCTGGTGATTTTACAAGTTTTGATGGTTTACTGGTTGGTATGATTTTATGGTCAACACTTGATATTGTAAATGGATGGTATGATGATGATAAAAAGCTTGTTAGGACAGTTTTATATATTGATATAGTTAATTCACACCATGTTGCTAACGGAAAATATTATCAGTGGTTTAAATCCAATCCCTCTGGTAATCCTATGACTACTATCATCAACAATTTGTATCTTATGATCGCTTTTAGATATATATTTGTAGTGACGCATCCGGAATTTGAAACAAATAAAGATATTGATGGTTTTGTGGATAATTGTATGTTCAACTTCGATAATTTCATCAGGTGTATCTTCTTTGGAGACGATCATGTTATATCGGTGAATGAATCACACTGTTGGTTTAATAGTAATACCATCCAGCGTGGCTTTTGGAGACATTTAGGAATGAAGCTTACTGACGAAGTAACAAAGAAAGATAAATTTGATGATGATTTTCGACCATTAGAAAAAACAACTTTTCTTAAAAGAAAGTGGATATGGAATGATTTGGCGAGAAGATGGAGTGGTGTTTTAGATAGAAAAACAGTTGAACAAATATGCTATTATAGAAAAGGAAACGTTGATATTGCACAACAATATTCAAATAGTTTATCTTCATCGTTAAGAGAAATGGCATGGATAAGTGAGAAAGCATATATGGAATACAAGAATACAATTTATGACTTTCTCAAAGATAGAGCGAAACATGGAAGATATATATCCATTGCTGCTCCAGGAATGTTGGATCTTACATATCCTGGCTTTATATATGAATTTCACCAGACCCCACTTAAATATATATTGCATTGTGCTCAAGAACCCGACCTAAGGGATGTGGTCGTTAAAGAAAGATCTGGCTTGGAGATAAGACCGTACTTGGGGCTTCCAATAATCGCTGTAGTTGGAAGCAGCAAAACCCGTGTGTCCGGCCACGAAAGTGTGTGGAGTCGTAATGACTATTGGTTTATGTTCG